CCACATTAGGACCTTCTGCGTACGGGTTACTTCTTCGCCAAACGATTATGGCTAGTTTCACTCGTGCGTACGCTACTCGACGCTCTTGTCGAGCCTATCGCCTCCGTCTCTGTGAGACATTCGAGAAGGCGACGGCTACTTGGTCTTACCTCTATGGCATAGAGGCACCGAAATTCGAGCCCATCTCGGATAACTGTGTCGACTTGTCTAAGGAAGCGAAATGCTACCTCCAAGCCTGTCCCACTGAGGAACAGGAGGCGGCTTTTGCTTGGAATTCCATCAAGAAACTACAACCGGCTTCATGCCGGTGTATGGAAGCTCCTTTGATCGGTTCCGTCGCGTCTCATTTCAAGTCTCCACCCCCTTCACTTCCACGCGGCTATATTGCTTTTGCGCGCAAGATCGTTCGGCGCCTGTTCCCTCACGGGTGGGACGTCGGTTCTTACGAAAAGAGCGTATTGTCCGTGGATCCTTCTTTGTCTGCATGCCTCGAGAACCGTCGCGGCGGCGGAGGGGTTCATGGATTCGTTTCGAATCCGAACCCTTACCCAGGCCGTTTCAACCAGTCAGACTTCCTATCGACTTGTTTGGAGGGCGCTCAACGCCCTCTTTCGGTCGACTCGGCTCTGACGGTTGTTCAGTCAGCTGGGAAGCCGCGCCCACTTAGCAAATTCTCCGCGGATGCTATTCATTTGAGGCCCTTACATGGAGCCATCTATGATCGCATTTCACGTGAGAAGTGGCTCTGTCGTGGTGATTTTAATACCGAGGTACTTCAGCGTGCAGGTTTTTCTTTTGTTTCTGGGGAAGTTCTTACTTCGGGCGATTATAAGTCGGCGACCGATAATTTGTCAATTGAGGTCGCCGAGGCTATACTTGAAGAGCTCCTATCGACTACGGTCACTGTGCCGGGGTCGATCAAGGCTTATGCTCTGAGTATCCTTCGTCCGAATTTGTTTAATCTTTCCCACTCTATTGATTCTTTTAAACCCTCACGAGGTCAGATGATGGGCTCCTTTTTGTCCTTCCCTCTTTTGTGCCTTCAGAACAGGATCGCTTTCCTGTATGCAGGCGCTCAAGTCGGGATCGATGCGGAGGAATACCCATGCTTGATCAATGGCGACGACATCCTTTTCCGTTCCGGGCCGCAGTTCTCTGCGCTCTGGATGGATCAGGTTTCTCGTCTGTCATTGGAGGTCGAAAGGACAAAAACTTCCGTTGCAGCGGAGTACGGGTCGCTTAATTCCACCCTTTGTAGACGCTTTGGCAAGTTCTACAGGGTGGTTCCGACTGTCCGTATGGGAATGCTCCGGGAGTCTGAGTCCCTCGACTCTCTGGCGAGGGGTTTTGATGAATTTATTAGGGGACTGAAAGGCTCGTTGCGGTATCGTGCAGCGATGTCCTGGTTCAGCTGGAACATAGGAAAATTACGGCCGTTGGGGCTTACAACGCTTGACCTCGGCTTCAGAGGCCGTCTCGCGGTTAAGTGCACAAAGAAGTTTAAGTTGCCAATTCGTGAGAGTTTCACTCCTATTCCTTCTATCATTCACGATAACGGTCTCAACTTGCAGTCTTCGGGCTGCGAGTTTGTTGATCCCTCGAGTTTGAGTCAGGAGGATAAAGAGAAGAGTCTCATTGAGTTGACCTCTTGGAAGTGGAGGACAAGATTTAACGTCTCGTCGTCGTCAAGGAACGAATTAAGGTTCAAGCTAGCTGTATCATCGTTGAGGCGCGATCGCCCCAATTTCAATCCGTTGATTTGGGGTCGTGATTGCAGCACAGACGATCGATGCGGCGTCGGGCTTTTTCTTCGTGTCAGACAAAAGAAAGAACGGGGGTTTCCGCTCATGGTTCCAAAGAGTGATAAGCTCCCGTCCTATGACGAGGCGTTAGCGGAGGAGATAGACGTCGGCTCGGTTGAGCCACCGTCAGCAACGGACAAGAAGGAATACTCCAACTGCGTGCCATCGGACCTGCAATACGGTCGGCTCGCAAGTGTCGCACAACCGAAGGCTTAGGTCATTAGGGTCGTGGCGCGAGGCCCCGCGAGGGGTCGGCATAGAACCTGACTATGTGCGGAGCACTGCCAGGGCATTCGGCACTTCATTGTGGCGTTGTCCGCGCAGGTTATTTCACTCCCTGAGTGATTAGCTCAGCTAACAAAAGCCAAACCGTAAAGAGTGGAACTTCTTGGTGAGGCGGCTTAAAATCCGCGGCTCAGAAAGTCAATGCTGAGTGTTGCAGCAGGACGTAGGCGTGTTGTAGGACACCTGAACCTGTGACGGTGAGAAC